CACAATCTCAAGATTTTTCATATTGAGCTTTGCTACGGATCTAACAAGACGAGTCCTACCCTTTACAATTCCAAAATCTCCGTCAGCGTTAATCTGTCGATATTCTCTTTCGACGGAAAACACGCCGCCGCCCCTGGTTAATGCAATATTGGTCATAGATGAAGTGGTCTGCCCTATCGCGAATACGCCATCGCCAAGTATGATATCGTCTGGTACACTCATTCAAATCAACTCCTTTCATAATTCTCAAAGAGTTCAATAAACTTTTCAGCGGTAGTCCCCTGCTTTTTTAAAGAACCCTTAAGTTTTTCGATTTTTTCGGCAAACTCCGAAGCCGATCCCCCGCCGGAATTCAGAAGTTTGCTTTTACTGATTTTATATTTGGCGGTTAAAGATTGAATAATGTTGTCCATTTCTTTTGTAAAATCAATCTTTTCTACCTTCTCGTCCAAGGTAATCCCTCCTTATGCGGTGGTTATTTTTTTTATATGGTCAAGCATTGTTAAGGCCCCAATGCACTTATTTTCTTCGTCCCTGAATCGTTGCTGCTGTGAAATAGCCTGCTGCTGTATGGCTTCTATCCGTTTCGCTTCCTTGTCCAAAGACCGATGAAATTCCGCATACTCAGGTTCCTCGTAACCGTAAATATAATATCCTTTCAAAAGTGGGCTGTCGGGTGAAACAACGATATTTGTCCCTTTGCCTGCCGCATACCCCAACCAATAAACTACTGAAGGCATTTCGTCTTTGTACTCCGTGTCAACGGCCTCATGAATCCCGAATAGTTGTATCTCTTTAAATCCTTCATCAATCGCCAGAGTAATCATGTGAGAAACTGAGCATGTCAAAAATATCTTGTCGCCCATGGAAGGAATCTGATATTTTTTCGCCAGCATATCAAGCGGGAATTTTATGCTTGACGGGATCTCCGGGTAATGTTCCTGCATGTATATAGGCTTGTCCAGCGTTTTGAGCATGTCGTAGTGTAATTTGTTGCCCTCTCCGCGGCTTTTTCTTGCTTTGATTTCATCTATCATGTGTATGTCAAAGAGACGGTCCCATCTCGGCACAATATCGTACAGATCATTCATAATCCATATCTCTGTTTCCTTGTCCTGGTATGGCGCATCTTTCCAACTTGGCGCATATCCCACTATTGCAACCCTTTTCATAAAACCTCCGTATAGACTCATTTGTAGCCTCGTAGCTTTTTGAAACCATGACTTGTAGGTTATCTGCCCGTAGTTTCTCCCTAAACAAGTCCCGAAACAGCGTATTTTAAAGGCTTTCAGCGATTCAATGCTGTTTTGTATTCTTTTTAGTACATCTTTTCGCTTGCTTCAAATGTGCTGTTTTTGCGCGTTTTACTACGTAATCAGGGCGCGGGTTCTGGCTCTCATGGGTTTCAGAGCCGCTTAAGTTAAGTAAGCCTGTACCTCGTATCTCAATTGTCTGCGCTTTATGCTTGGATCTTCGTCCGGAACCTCAAACCTGCCCTCCCTGTAAAAACCCGCCTGTAAAGTTCCTGAAACAAAGTACTTTTTCTCATTCAGTCCCGTTGCCGATACCTTGTCCCCGTCTCCATCAATGCTGCCGGTAACCGTTTCTAATGCTGTCGTTTCAGGTTTGTTGTCCAAATTGTCAACAATAAGCGTAAATTGTTCCATCTTCCGGTTTGTACCCGGAATGCCTGATTCCAATGAATAGGTCGTATACGGTAAAACCGCATTCACGGGAACGGAATCCTCAGGGTAAACGTTCGCCGTTTTGGTTTTTAAAAACGTACATATCATTTTTTTAAGCTCTATAACGTTCATCAACTATCATCCCGTTCACCGTCATCTGGGCCTAATAAGCCTATGGCGATATTATCTTTTTCAATTTCCTTAAAATACTTTCCGGCTATTAATCTTATATGATCGATGTTTTCTTCCACGGCAGGAGTCAGAAACGGCCTCTTTTTTAACTTCCTTGTCCCGAACTCAAAAAACATCCCATAAAAAGCTTTTCCCCTAACTCCCAACCTAACTGATTTGTCTTTTCTCCTTATCTGGTAACTTATGTTCTTTTTTAACCTGCCTGTTTTAAATGGAGATCTTTCTCGCGCCTCGTCCCTCACATATCGCCCTATTTCTTTTAGGCAAGCCTTCTCTATTTCTGTGAGCGCATATTTAACCTTTGGTATGTGGCTCTGATAGTTAAATTTACTGCTCACTGTCACGCACCTCGCATTTCAGGAAAAGCCACTTGTGCATGTTGTTCAGATCCTTAATGTCCCGGATGTTAAAATATTGTCCGCTGTAATATATCCTGTACTGGGTAGACATTTCCGAACGATATCGAATCGTAATTTCATACAGAATGTTCGGTGATATCTGCTGTGCTATCTGAAGTTCTCTCCCAGATAAGTGTTCAACCTTTGCCCATACCGTCGCAAGCGTTGTCCAGGTTGTTATCTTCCCGCCAAAACCATTATCTGTGTAGGTAGCTTCTTCAATTATGATTTTGCTTCTCAGATCGCCAGGGTTCATGTTTTCACCGCCATAATTTTAAGGCATAAATAAGGGTATAATAGCCACTGATACCACTTCAAAGTGAAGTTTTCTTTCAATGCCTTAAATATTAAAATAGGCATTCCCCATTTTTTAACTTTCACATTCATAGTCATTGTTTTCCAATCTGGTTTAGCGTCAATGTAAGATGGAAGTTTCATAATAATCCTCCTCTAATGGTATAAAAGATTTGGCGTGAGTAATGCCGTGACAGCAAACTCGAGCTCTTTCGGTGCGTTTGTCATTACAGGCATACGATTTTCATACAAGTGAGATATCAACATCAGCATTGCTTGTCTCGTGGTCTTTGGAAGAATGTAAGGTGCCGTCCCGGTGTATCCGGCCACAAATTCGATAATTATTCCGGAGTGTGGTCTTAACGTTGTAGTGGGCCATACCTGCCCGTATGAGAGGCATACTTTCCCGGGTTCGCTATCTGCATCCACATAATAGCCGGATAAACTTGCTGTAAATGTTGCCGTGATTCCACCTGTGTCTATGTACTTTACGCTTGTCACTGATTGTAAAGGAGCTTTAGGGATTTCAATGTAATCCTCACTTGGGAATTCATCCAAGATCAATTGCCATGTCTGTGTGGCCAACGCCCGATGCTGAAAGTTTTCGCAATATTGACGAGCGACGGTTATCAGAGTCTGGATAAAGGAATCCTCCGTGCTTTCAGGTGTTCCCTTAACTATTATCGCGGCGAAATTGCACTCTGCTCCTGTAACGGTTGCATATGCCCTTATGTATCGCTTTTCGCCCGTGTAAGCCACTTCATAATTGGCGCTGTCGTTGGCCGTGGTTACTTGCGCAAAAGTCTCTCCTGCCGTCCAAACTGAAAATGTGATATCATCATCAGATTCATATATACTTAAATCGACCGTACCCCCTGCTGAATTGGAGAAAGAGGTCAGTAACATTGACACGTCATATCCGCTCACGTCCGTACTCGCGCCCGTATATATAGCAGTAGCATGATACCCGCCGTCTATACTGGTGATGGGTTCAATATTATCCACAAAGCTTGTCGAGTCTAAACGTATATAATTTTTTGCTTCTGTCAGCGTTATCGGCTCGGTCACAGCCTCCGTTACAAGCTTTAAACCCATCAGAATTCACTTCCTCCGAAAATAAAAAAGCCGCTGAGTTTTCTCAACGGCTTTCTTGTGATTAATATTTCATTATCTACATAATATCATGAGCATTTTGGAAAAGTACGTAATCTTTTTGGAAAAGTGCGGCGTTTTATTCCACTCCTTAATACGGGATTTCATCCTGTTGCGAAATAGTCTACTCAATATATTGTTTAATATTGTCTCTCCATAACTTATAACCTTCAACCGTTAAATGTGTGCCATCAGTAGTAAGTTCAGATTTAATTTTCCCTTTATCGTTAACAAAATATTGGTATAGATCTACATAGTTGATATTACATTCGTCACAATATTGTTTAATAAATAAATTTGCAGAAACAATTTGTTCCCCTTCAATGTCTAGGTCATCTGTTGGCAATACGCTTTGAAAGTAAATTTCTGTATTGGAAGATTTGTTTTTTATCTTTTCTATAAGTTTTTTATAGTTATCCTTTAAATCAGCCAACAGAATATGACCACTAATATCATTGATGCCAATCATAATAAAGATTTTTTGTGGTTGCCCTTTAATTATCTTATCTATTCTATCCAAAAGACCATATGAATTATCCCCGCCGATTCCTCTATTCACACAATCTTCATTGATAAATTCATCCCATTCCACCCCCGCTGTGATACTATCGCCGACGAATACGATATCAGTAGGTTTTATTGGTTTGTATTCATCCATTAGCGCAAATTTGTTTTTCATAGAAGATGTCCATTCTGTTATAGATTCATTAGCGCCAAGTTTGAGCATTATATACTGTATCCCGCCTCTTTCGTATATTAAATACCCGAATAATGCAACATTGATAAGTAAAGATAATATTAATGTGTATGTTAATATGTTTTTCTTAACCATGATATATCCCTTCTTTGCCTTTTTCTACAATATATCACAAAGAAGGAATATGATCAATATAAATTAATCAGGCTATTTCTTCGTTA